TTTCGTAATATTATTCTTTTTAAACTCTAGAACCGTTCCCATCACCAAGAATCCTTTCAGCGTCTGCAACTGCTTGCTTTGCTAACATAAGATACAATTCTGATTCAATCATTAATGGTTTTGATGCGATATGATACACTGCATCTTCAAGAGGATTCCCCTCATTTACTTTTTGAATCGCTTGATGAGCCATTGCACGAACAAACTCATCATTTGACTCTTGTTTGATACGAAGTAAAATATCAACAAGATACTGAGTCATTGATCCAGGTGGTCCACCACGATCAGTTAAGAGTCTACGTTTGTTCATTATTCCATTCCAATAGCTGACATATAGAGTTCGAGAAGAGCTTCTTCTTCTTGACGTTCTTCTTTTGACTTACGACGAATAGAAACGAGCTTGCGAATGATCTTGGGATCATACCCTGTTGATTTTACTTCAAGATAGACACTCTTGATATCTTCAGAGATAGCTCTCTTTTCTTCTTCAAGTTTTTCGATGCGGTTAATATACTGCATCACTTCATCTTTATTTGGTCCATTGCTCATTGCATCATTTCCTTCGGTGGTGTAAACGGTCTTACACTATCTTTTGACTCGGCAACTGCTTCCATCATAGTATTAAATTCTTCTGGAGGCAACACTGTTTTATACAGTGACATAGTTAAGGATAGCATAGCAGCTCCAACTACAATAGGATCATAGCGGTCTAGTATATCATTCATAAAAGATAATACTTCTGTATATGCTAACTTTAAGTCCTGATCTGAGCTATTCATTTTCTTTAACCAGTTTTAAAGAATCGCTAGGATCAATTACATATCCTATGACTGTAAGAAAATCTCTAAATTTTTCTAACACTGCATTTACATGTACATCAGTAGCATCAAACTCAATTGTACCTGTAGTATCTGGGAACAACTCATCATGATGTCCTGATGATTCTACTTTGAGTGTTACTTTAACTTGATATTGTTTTTCCATCTTTATCTCCAAAGAAGGGAGACGGCTTACGCCGCCTCCGCATAAGAAATTGCCTTGTTAAGAGCAGTGATCTTACGTTGACGATTCTGACCATACCATGAAGACTGCATACGAGACTCGTTTGTATGACCGAGAACGTGATCAGTAGTATAAGTTACAGCATTAAAAGCATTCCACCATGAACCAGGAGCAAAATCTGCGCCAGGCTGTGTATCTACTACTGACAATACAGTTTCTGCTGGACGTGACATAACATCCTTGTTTTCCTTCGAAAGAGAAGGAAAGAGCTCACGGAGGTAGTTGTGAAGTGTTTCTTCACTGTAACGCTTAGATGAAAGAAACTCTGCAGCTTCTTTATAAGTAGACATCTTATTATTAGCAATACCTAGAGTACGTTTAACCAGTTCCCCATCAAAACTACGGCGATGATTGAGACGTACAACGAGGTCACTAGAAGAACCAAGAGCGAGAGTAAGCGTATTATTACATACCACCCGAATTGGAGTAAAGCGAATATCAATGGAGCGACCATACTCATGAGGATTGCTAAAAAGAAGATAGCTGTCAACTTTGTCTCCACCAAGAATCTCAAACGATTCATTTACCTTTGCAAGAGCCCAAACATTCTTACCTTCACGTAATGAACCTGCTGTATGCATTTTCATATTGCCTTCCATAACAAAGTCATGAAAGAAATCAAACGCTTCGTGATTCTGTACTGGGTTCCATTCACCTGATACTACTGAGAGAACTTTACCATCAGAAGAACGAACAAGAGCAGAATCTTCTGTAGGAATCTTCTGACCGTTATAGTCAATATAAGTAGGAACTTTATCGACAGTCCAATCAAGACCTGCCTTCTCAAGCATCTGAGCAGGAGTCAAATCATCTAATACTTTAATACCAAGACCGTGCCAAGGAACTTCACCAGCATATGCCATGCTTTCTACCAAATGTGCCATTTCACTTCTCCATTTTAAAATTGGTCACAATTCACATTATTATAGTAGGCTGTTTTTTTAATTTAAGCAACTGTTTTTTCTAAAACAGTAAAACCGTTGTTTTCAGTCGTATGGTAATTTACGACCCATTCTCTATGTTCCTTAAGAAACTCTAGAATTGCGGGAAGAAGACCTTTACCGTCTTGGCAGGTACAACCATAAGTGTGTGTATCATGAAAAGCAATATACTTATTTACTTTCATGTGATGACGTTCTAATTCATGTTTTACTTGGGAATAGCTATGATCTGTATCTATGAATAAAAGATCAGTCTGTTCTATATCAATATGTAAAGTATTTCCAATTGAATACTTAACATCACGACCTTGACTGCCAGCAAGGTTAAACAATTCTTGTACTTTAGGATCAATAAAAAGATCATAAGAGCGTACTACTGGAGCATTAGATGCAAGTATAGCTCTTGTAGATTGACCTTCTCTAACACCAAATTCTGTAACATGATTACAGAGACTAGCAATCCCTCTCAAAAGAGGAAGATGCTGGTTAATATCGGTTGGCGTTAAACACGCAATTTCAAATTCATCTAATAATGTAAGGCTCATAATATTCTCAATCACAGATTACTTGATACTGATTTACCCAGCGCCAACCATTCCAGTATGAACCCATGAATACATTTTGACATACAGGTTGATAGCGATAAGACTGCTGATAATATCCTTGTTGAGTATTCATCATAAGACCACCTATAATAAGACCACCCACAAGAGGTGCTACCCAGTTATTATTACCTCCATGGTAGTGATGGTTATGATGTCTAGGTGCATGATGATGTCTTTGCCATTCACCTGCTTGTGCAGAAGTAGAAAATATTGTTAAAGCGGTTAATGCACTTAAAAATAATTTACGCATGTCTTTTCTCCAGACGTTTACGATCGTAAGAGCCTTTACCCTTACACGCACGGATAACTCTCGGGCGGTATTTTCGTTCCGAGAGCTCTCTAGCAAAGATGTTTTTTACTGCTGTTTTCATAATATTAATATAGTATTTTTTTGAAAAAAATGCAACTAAAAAAATATCCAATGATTTCAATGAGTTAGTACTTGGATCCTATGGTATATTTTGCTACTAGATTCCACTTATCTTTTTCTTTAAAAGGAATAATTTTTATTTGATTAAGGGGAGCTTCTGGTGTTTCTGTTTTATTATAATCTACCTGCTCGATCAACTCCCATTCATCTAATAAATTAACTATTCTATTACGTCTTGCAATATCACCTTCAGAAAGATCAGCTTGTTTACCATCTAGTAAAAACAATTCTTTGAAATGCACAATATAATACTTACCTTGTTTGTGCAAGATATGACAGGATTGATATAATGTGTTTTCCTTTTTAGATGCAAGACCTATGCGAGAAAGTGTCTCTTTTACTTTTAGAAAATCTTCTGGACTTCTAAGTCTCACTTCCACCAGCTGGTTTATGTTGAACATGATTACCACCTTTTATTATTTTTGTTTTTATATGGTCAATCTGCTCTCTAGTCAGAACTTTACTGATCTCAAGAGCTCTGTTATAATTCACCTTATAATATTCTTGTATACTTTCTACGTCAGAACTCTCAACAGGCTTTGCCCATTTTGAAAATCTCTTAGAAACTCGTATACTATTTAGGTAATAATCATTTTGTAGTATAGAATCCACGTGATTTGCACGATTCATCTCATTAGCATATAGAACTGTATCAACATAATAAGAAAGAGCCCTGTTCACGAGGAAAGGGCTATAATCTTTTTCGGCTAAAGTTGGATTTTCGCTATTTCTAATTAGATCTTTTTTACTAATATTAATAGCGTTAACATATTCAAAAGGGTTCATAGAAACTCCAATGATACCATAACTTCTGTTAAAAATGCAGCTGTGTTAATTTCTGGATCAGCAACAAAAGCTGCTTGATATTGGTATTTTGCAATCAATACTACTAGCTCTGGAATGCTAGCCGGTTTAACATAATTATAGGCTTGATCATAGAACTTCCTAAACAGCTGCGCAGAATCTGTATCTGAGTTTTCTCCAACCCATTTACGCATCTCACTAAAGTTCTTTGCCTTAATATAACCAATAAGAGTCTTAAGATTCTCATCAGCAAGATTAACAAAGATACCAGAATCAATCTTACCGTTTACTGAGTATCTTTGTAGTTCATTAAGCACACGACGCCAATCAGGCACATGCTTATTAATAAGCTCAGCAACAACAGCTTTATCATATTCTACCCCTTCTTTAGAAAGTATTCCCACTGTTCTTTTAAAAAATTGAACTGCAAGTCTAGGTAGATCGTCTTTGGAAATTTTGAAGTCAACCACGGAGCAACGTGAGTGTAATGGTTCAATGATGCGGTGCTTGAAGTTACACGTGAGTATGAAGCCGCAGTTCCTTGAGAACTCTTCCATAAAATTGCGTAGAGCTGGCTGTGTAGAGTTGGCGTTAAGGTAGTCGGCTTCGTCGAGGATGACATACTTTCTTCCCCCACCAAAAGATACCGAGGAAGCAAATTGTTGGATGTCGTTCCGGAGTGTGTCAATATTACCATTCATCGATCCATTGATAACAATATAGTCAGCACCAATCTGTTCTAACATAGCTTTAGCAACTGTTGTCTTACCAACACCAGCTGAACCAGTAAGAAGAAGATTAGGTATATTTCCGCTATCTATAAAAGAGCTGAAGGTCTGCTTGAGACCTTCAGGAAGTATACAATCATTAATTGTCTTTGGTCGATACTTTTCGACCCAGAGAAATTCATCCATAGTTA